GAAAGTACATTGACTATTCTCACTGCACAAGATATTACTATTAATGGAACTGCATGTACGACAGCAGGTACTACATTAGCGGATGTTGTTACCGCGATTAATGGACAAGCAATTGCCGGTATTACAGCACAAATTGTTAGTAATAAATTAGAGATTTATGCAAGCCCCGATGCTGCTAAAGTGTCTGCAAATGAGGTTATCGGAACTAATTTTATTATCGGCAGAGAATATGAGATTAAAACAGTTGGCACAACAGACTTTACGTTAGTTGGTGCTAATAGTAATACCATTGGTGAGACATTTATCGCTACAGGTGTTGGTACCGGAAATGGAGTTGCGTACGACAGAATTATGGTTATCACGGATAATACTGGTGCTGGTATGGGCGGAACACATCCTACATTAACATTTAGACAGAGTTCACATACACAAAACCCATCTTGGAGAGCAACAGATTTTACTAGTGCTACTGTTGGTCGTCCTACTGGTTCTATTTGGATTAAAACAACGAGTGTTAATTTAGGTGCTAATTTAGTAGTTAAGAGATATGACATAGCATTGGCATCATGGGTAACACAATCAACCCCGATATACGAAGATGATGCGACTGCAAATAAGACATTAGATGCAACCGCAGGTGGTAGTACAATCGCAACAGGTTCTACTTACGGAACGTACGATTCTAGTGATAATGATACTGCGACTATTAAAGTAATGGTACGCAGTGGAACGGGTGCTACTGAGATTACAGGTTCTTTAACCACTCCCGCGTTTGTAATTGGTGAAACATTTACGATTAGTGCTAGTGACAAAGGTTCGAATAACATGACCACTCCTGTAACAGTAACAATGACAGGTATTACAGCAACAACATTTGTCTCTGATTTAACAGCATTGGCTCCTACCAATGTAACGGCGGCAGTACTTACAACAGGTGCAATTAAAATTACACATGCGCAAGGCGGAGTAATCGAAGTTAAAGATACAAGTGGTACTCCAATGACAGATGCAGGAATTACTGCAACTTTGGATAATGTACGCGCAGGCAATGACACGAATTTAGTTCTTAGTAATTGGGGAGTTCTCGCTACTAAAACAGGTTTCAGTGCTAATAGTATTGCTCCTGGTCAAGACCCATCCGAAGGTACTAAATGGTACTTCAGTGCAATTGATGAGTACGATTTAATGATTCATGATGGAGCAGGTTGGAAAGGTTATCAAAACGTAACTAATGATGTTCGCGGTTTTGATTTATCAGCAACTAGTCCAAATGGTCCAATTGTTTCAGTATCTGTACCAATACAACAAAGTGATAAATCCGCATTGGTGCATGGTGATATTTGGATTGATACCAGTGATTTAGAAAATTTCCCATTAATTCACAGATGGCAAACAGTTGATAGTATAGCGCAATGGGTTTCATTAGATACAACAGACCAATCCACTGAGAATGGCGTATTGTTTGCAGATGCTAGATGGGCTGAGAACGGTACTACAGACCCAATCAGTGATGAAATTACAACAATTAAAACATTACTTACAAGTGATTACTTGGATTTAGATGCACCTGAGAGTAGTTTATACCCAACGGGAACGATTCTTTGGAACACAAGACGTAGTGGTTACACAGTTAAAGAATTTAAATTAAATTACTTCAACGCGTTATCATTTACTGGTTCTTTACCGACGGAAAAGAATGCATGGGTTAATGCTTCTGGTCTTAAAGACAATGGTGAAGCAAACATGGGTAGATTGGCACAGCGTTCTATTGTTGTTAAAGCAATGAAAGCGGCTATTGACACTAATACTGATATTCGTGAAGAGCAACGAGTGTTTAACTTAATGGCAACACCTGGTTACCCTGAGTTAATGGTTAACATGGTAGCACTTAATAACGAACGTAATAATACAGCGTTCATTGTTGGTGATTCACCATTAAGACTTAAAGAGTCAGGAACAGACCTTATTAATTGGGCAACTAATAATAGCGGAACTGGACTTGCAACGGGTGATGGTCTTAATGTTAATGATTATTATCTTGGTGTATTTTACCCAAGTGGAAAAACAACTGATTTAAGTGGCACGACGATTGTTGTTCCACCAAGTCATGCGATGCTTAGGACAATAATTAGAAGTGATGACCAATCATATCCATGGTTAGCACCTGCTGGCACTAGACGTGGTAACATTGATAATCTCAGTGCTATTGGGTTTTTAGATTCAGAAGGTGAATTCTCACAAACTGCAATTAGACAAGGTTCACGAGATACTTTATATGAGAATAGTGTTAACCCACTAACTTTCATTCCAGGTACTGGACTTGTTAACTACGGCAACAAAACTACTAAATCAGGTTCAGCGCTTGATAGAATCAATGTAGTTAGGTTAGTATCATATATCAGAATGATGGTTGATTCACTCGCTAAGCAGTTCTTATTTGAGCCTAATGATAAGTTAACTCGTGACGAACTTAAAGGTTCTATTGAGAAGATAATGAATGACCTTATCGCTAAGCGTGGGTTATATGATTACTTGGTAGTATGTGATTCAAGTAATAACACACCTTCTCGTATTGACAGAAGTGAGTTATACGTTGATATCGCCATCGAACCAGTGAAAGCAGTTGAATTTATCTTTATCCCTGTTCGAATTAAGAACACAGGTGAGATTAGCAACGGTTCGTAAGACTTAAAAAGTTAAGTTAAATAAAAAGCACCCTACGGGGTGCTTTTTTAATGGGAGAACCAATCTGATATTGATGGTTTGTTGATTCTCTCTGTTGCTAATTCAAAGTATTCTTTGTTTAATTCAATCCCTACAAATTTACGATTTAATTCTTTGGCAATAATTCCTGTTGTTCCTGAACCCATAAACATGTCACCAACTGTATCACCAACTTCCGTTGTCAACTTGATAAAAAACTCAGGTAAGTAACTTGGGTACACTGCGGGGTGTTCTATATTTAAGTTGGACGAACTTCCTGTAATTACATTAGATGGTCTAACCATGTCGGTTGAAATGCGCTTACTCATATTCATACCACTGCCGTTGGTGGAAAGATTCCTTCCGATGTTATTTCGTTTCTTCTCTTGTTCTAAATTCTTCGACGTTGATTTGATTAAACACTCATTTGGAAAGAATTTATAATCATTCGTTTTAGTGAAATGATATATTCTCTCCCATCCATCCTTCAATCGCTTTTTACTACCTGTTGGGAATGGATTAGTCTTATTCCATATAAATTCATCAACGAATCTAAATCCTAATTCCTCTACCATATGGATTACTAATTTATACACGTATAAATCCCTTTGTCCTTTGTGGCAGTGCTCTTTGATATTGAAAAAGAAACTACCATCATGTGACATTGTTCGTTTTATCTCAGATAGCATCGGTGAAATCCACGATATATAATCATTGGACTCTGCCCCACCGTAATCTCGTTGTTTTGCATATGGTGGCGATGTTATCCATGTATTGACTGAATCATTGGTTAGTGTTTTTAAAACATCTAAACTATCACCATTGTATAAATCAACCAAACCACTTCTCCAATGATTCGTATTGTTTAAATTGTCCTATGTTCTTCTTGTTTATCACAGCATTATCGAAGTTGAATTCAGGTTGCTCAATCTCTACGTAACCGTTGGTAGTTTGTTCCTTCCATTTTAAATCTGTTATCTTCGGATAACCTGAGTTCAATTGCCATTCTGTGTTATTTTTAAGTAACCGTTTTCCTTTATTATTTAATGGGTACATATATCTGAACATTAGACCCTTGATTCGCCTCATGCCAATCTTATTGATGTAATCAACAGTTGGCCAAAATAGTTTTTCTTTATTCCATTCGGTTGTTTCTCTTAACCAATCTGCATTGTCTTTGAGAACACCCTTCATTGACCTAGGATGTACCTTTTCACCTGTGTTAGTCATAAATGAGTCTGTCCAATAACTACCACCGTACCAAAAATTGAATGCTTGGTACACATATCCAGGTTTTCCCATAATTCCATCAGCCATTGTGTAAAGTAATGAAACATCAGGTCTGTTTTTCTTAATCCATTTGACTACTTCTTTTAACATTTGGGTTTCTGAATTTCTTGGCATTTCCTCGGTCATGCACATTTTCCCAATTTCAAGATAGTCAATGGTATCGAGTGATGGGAATAGTTTCTTTATTGTGCCTTTTGGTTGTGTACCCCAACCCAATGTAAGCACCCCAACTAATTCATCATTTAGATGGATGCCCAAATAATGCTTAGTTAGTCTTGGGAATACTGGACTATAATGCAATCGTTGTGTGAATAGACCCGCTTTGCTTTTATGAATAACTCTAACGGTGAATTTACCCAAACCAATCTCTAATCGCATTTTCCTCTTCGTACTTCACTATATTGCCATCAGCATCTATTTCATTCATTCTAGTGTTTGGTTCAGATGAACATTTGGGACACACGTACGTCTTTTTAAAACGATTATCAGTGACTGTGCCTTTACCATTACAACATGAGTACACCGATGTTTTATCAAGGCTTGGGGACTCATCAGCGACATCCAATAAACATTTTAAATTCTTATCTAGTATATAGCAGTACCTGTGCTTTCTAGTTCTTGCAATCCACGCACCGTGTGTGTTTTTTGTTTCACCACGTGGATTCACCTTACCATCCGATGCTCTGAAGAAATCACTTTTAGGGGTTGATAGTCCGTAATAGATGAAATTACATACTTGGTATATAGAACCAACATGCCTACTATCATCTGCTAGTGTTATTACTGCTCGTATGCTGTGGTTACGCTTCAATAACTTCATACTATTTCCTAAAAGGAATGATGTTGCATTAGTACCATTTAACTCAGGTAATAAGCACAAGCGACTTAATTCAAGCACACTCGTGTCGGTATTATCTAAACCGAACCAACCCTTTAAAGCAACATTACCTTGTGGACTTGAAAAGGTAGCGACACCAACCAATTCCATATCGTAGAATAGTCCATATGAAAACATAGCAAAGAACTTTGCCTTTCCTAAGTAGTGGTATTCGGATATAAAGTTGTACGCAATTGGTTTTGGTATTTCTCTAATCTTGAATATCTGTTTCGCTTTTATTTCTCTATTTTTGAACGATTCGAAATCTAATGATTTTTGATTATCATCAGACCCGTTAGAGAAGAACTCACTAATCCCCATAAGTTTATAACATTACTCGGTTCATCAATGCCTTAATAGAAACTAAACATAGAACTGACGCATTGTCATCGCCACCATTTATAATTTTGGGTGCC